AATTGATGAAAAAAGGAAAAAGTGTTAAATTGAACCTATCCACTGCGTTCAAATCGGTTTATGGAACCGTTGATTCAAAAAATCTAAAATCTGTATACATAAACATTCAATCTTGGGTTTCCCCAAAAAACGACTACGATAATTGGAATAGAATAGTTTGTAATTTAGGTAGAGAAATAAAACACACGGTATTTGACTCTATCGACACCACGATATTTGAAAACAAATCCATAGTTGACTTAGACCTCAGAACAAGCGGAATAAATTACGGTAAAAAATCTTTCTTAAACTTAGAGATAAATTTATTCACTAGTCAAGAATTAGACTTCAAATCAAATCAAGTAAAAGACTCTGTAAAAAAAATAATCAAAAGTGTATATGATTATAATATGAGAACAAACAATTATTTTGATTTTACCCTCACAAAAAAATAACCGAACATTACTAATATTTATTAAATAAAACATTTAATGAAACAACTAAGAATATTAGAAGCTTACGAATCTGGATTCGGAATTCTTGTAGAAATGGATGCGGGTTATGTTAACCCAAAAGATGAATTTAATTTGAAAGTTCTACAAGAACAAAAACAAATGGATTATAGAAATCCTTTTGAATTTTACGCAGTTCTTCAGAAATATGACACACCAAATAGAAACGGTAGATTTTACCCTGAAAAAATATTAAGAAGAGAATCCGAAAAATATAAGAAAATTATATCAAAGGGGTTATCAACTTCTGAACTCAACCACCCTGAGTCATCACTAATTGACTTGGATAGAGTTGCTCATATCATAACCGATATTTGGTGGGATAAAAATATATTGATGGGTAAATTAAAACTATTAACATCTCCAGGATTCCACGAAAGAGGTATTGTATCAACGAAAGGAGATATTGCTGCTAATCTTATGAGACAAGGGGTAACGATGGGTGTTTCTTCAAGAGGTGTTGGCTCACTTAAAAAAGTTGGAGAAAGAAACGAAGTACAAGACGATTTTGAATTAATCTGTTTCGATTTGGTTTCTTCACCTTCAACACCAGGTGCTTACTTATTCACTGACGTTAACGAAAGAGATAACTACGCTGAGAACTTAGAGGAAGAAAAGAAAAATAACACCAGTGGTTTGGACAAGTCTATTGATTTAATGAAAAAATTATCCGATTATTTAGGAAAATAATTAAACATGGACGAAAAGTATTTTGTAGCAAAAATTCAGTATTATTTACCTGATGAACAAACAGGTAAAATCAAAAAAATCAGAGAAGAAAAATTAGTTAAGGGTTATTCGGTTACCGATGTTGAGGCGAAAGTCACAAAAAGGTATGAATCTTTTTCACAAGAATGGAGGATTACCTCAGTTTCTGAAAGTAAAATAGATGAAGTAATCGAAGATTAAGTTTTTCTTTATATGTAATTAAAGTGGTCTAAAAAAGACCACTTTTTTTATTTTGGTAATATTTATAATAGACTAATTAAATTTTTCCCCCTTTTACTAATGTGATTTGTGATTTTTTACAAAAGGGAACTATTTATTAGTTAAAATAAACAATTTTTATTTATTTATGCAAGAAAACAAAAACTTAGTTGAGGAAGCGTTAATTCAAATGAGACAAGTTGAAGAAGCGATTTCCGAGAATGCAAAAGGAATACTTCAATCTACAATGAAAGAAGAAATCGGCCAATTAGTAAAAGAATCCCTTTCTGAAGAAGATGACGAAGAGGAATTTGACTCAGAAGTTGAATCAGGTTTACCTGATGATACTGATAACGACATGGGTGATGATGACATGACGATGATGGATTCAGATGAAACCACTATCGACCTTACTGACGCCTCTGACGAAGAAATCTTAAAAGTTTTCAAAGCTATGGGTGAAGAAGATGGAATCATAGTTAAGAAAGATGGAGAAGACATCCATTTGACTGATAATGATACTGATTCTGAATACTTAGTGAAACTTGGAGAATCTATGGAAGAGTACGAAGGTATGGAAGTTGCAGAAGAAGATGATTCTGATGTTCAATCAGTAATCGATGCTTTATTTTCAGACGAACAAGAAACCGAAGACATGGAAGAAGAAACAATGTATGAAATCGAAATGGACGACATGGATGACATGGGAGAAACTATGTACGAAATGGATGACATGGGAGAAACTATGTACGAAATGGATGACATGGATGACATGGATGACATGGGAGAAACTATGTACGAAATGGATGACATGGATGACATGAATGACATGGGAGAAACTATGTATGAAATAGAAATGGATGACATGGGAGAAACTATGTATGAAATGGACGACATGGATGACGACATGGTATCTGAAGATGACGACGAAGACATGATGGATGAAGATGACGACGAAGACATGATGGATGAATCTTACAATCCTAAAAAAGCCAAAAAAGGTATTAAACCTAAAGGTATGGGAATTGGTAAACCTAAGTTCGAATACAAAAAGACCACTGGAGGTTTCGATGAGAAAAAGAAAGAAGGTCCTAAAAAAATGGGAACAGGTAAAGCTAAATTCACTTACGGAAAAGGTGAAAACTTGGATGGTAAACCAAAGATGGTTAAAAAGTCTGAAACAAAAGAAGCTTCAAGAACTTATGGTATGGGTTCATTAGAAGGAAGAGGATTAAGAAAAGGAATTACTCCAAACAGAAATCTTAAATTCGAAGCTTATGAAGCTGAGATTGGAATGTTGAGACAAAAAAATGAAGAATATAGAAAAGCTCTAAACACATTTAGAGAAAAGTTAAATGAAGTTGCAATTTTCAACTCAAATTTAGCTTACGCCACAAGACTATTCACAGAACACTCAACAACCAAGAAAGAAAAAATAAATATCCTTCGTAGATTCGACGGAGTCGAGACACTTAAAGAGTCTAAAAACCTTTATAAGTCAGTCAAAGACGAATTGAGTAAAGGGGAAGGTACAACTTCAATCAACGAATCAGTTGAAACTAAATTAAGTAAGAATGTTTCAACGGGCTCATCAACAACTCTTATCGAATCAAAAACTTACGAAAATCCTCAATTTATGAGAATTAAGGATTTGATGGGTAAGATTGTTTAAAAAATAAAAATAAACTAAAAAAAACCTATAAAAAAATGGGAGCATTATTAGAATCAGGTCTAGTTGGTAACATCGGTCTTAAGCACCTTAAAGTTATCAAAGAAGACACAATCAACAAATGGGACAAATTAGGGTTCCTCGAAGGTCTTAAAGGCCACCTAAAAGAAAACGTTGCTCAGTTATATGAAAACCAAGCATCATTCTTGATAAACGAAGCATCGTCTACCTCAGATAGTGGTTCATTTGAAACTGTTGTTTTCCCAATCGTACGTAGAGTATTCTCTAAGTTGTTGGCTAACGATATCGTTTCTGTACAAGCTATGAACCTTCCAATCGGTAAGTTGTTTTACTTCGTACCAAACATTCAGGCTTACACAACTACTACATCAGGTATTCACTACGCACCTGTAGGTTCTCCAAATAACCCTTCAGGTTTACCTAGTGCAGGATATGACTACAATACTGACAAGAATTTGTACGACAGATTCTACGAAGGTAATGAGCCTGCATTAGACCCTCCAGGTTTGTTTGACTACTCTAAAGGTCAATATTCAGCAATTACTGCATCTGTACAAACTGTAGTATGGAACCCAACTACAGGAGGTTTACAGATTTCCGGTTATTCTGCGGGTGAATATAGAAAAGTACTTATTCAGATGTCAGGTTTTGCATCGGGAGGTGCCGGTAAATTAATCGGTCCTGATGGTAATCCAATGGATAACGAATCATTCTTGTCTGATTTACAAGTAAACGCTGTAACAACTTTCGGTGGTGCTTTCTCAGGTGCAGGTTCTGGTGATTTATTATTCAGAGTTGTTACTCAGAAGTATGGTAAAGGTATCGTACAGTATGGTTCACAAGCAACATCAGTATTCCCTGATGATAGAACAGGTGGCGGACAATACGATAACTTGTGTGATGCACAAGGAATAATCTACTTGGAAGTTGACTTACAGGTTCCTTGTTCTGTTGGTGCAAATTCTCTCGATGGTTATTCTGGTTTAACAACTACTATAACGGGTAGTGCATCTCTTAATGCGAATTTCACAGCGAATTACAGAATCTATAGAAGTCTTGAATTCGAAGATAGAATCGGTGAGGTTTCTTTCGACCTTCAGTCTGTTACTGTTTCTGTAACTGAAAGAAAGTTAAGAGCACAATGGTCTCCTGAAATGGCACAAGACGTTGCGGCATTCCACAACATCGACGCTGAAGCTGAATTGACAGCTTTATTGTCTGAACAAGTTGCGGCAGAAATCGATAGAGAAATTCTACGTGACCTTAGAAAAGGTGCAGCATGGAATTTAAGATGGGACTACAACGGTTGGAAGAGATTAGGAACTAACGCAGTACCTTACACTCAGAAAGACTGGAACCAAACATTGATTACTGCAATCAACCAAATTTCGGCTCAAATCCACAAATCAACTTTGAGAGGTGGTGCAAACTGGATAGTTGTTTCTTCTGAAATCAGTGCAATTTTTGATGATTTGGAATATTTCCACGTATCAAACGCAGCTCCTGAGCAGGACCAATACAACATGGGTATTGAAAGAGT